GCTTTATTCCACAGTACCATTGCACCGTCATTCGTCTTGAAGCCATCTTCTTCAGCAAAGGCCATGCTGCTACTGGCAGCGATAGTCTCACCCAATCCACAAGATTCGATGATCTCTGCAACAGTCTCAGCAGTGGTTCCCCACCCAACTATTTTGCCATCAGCATACATCCGTATACCACCGTTAGAAGCAGTAAGGAAATCAATTGGAAGTGTTTTCATGTCTAAGTCCTTTGTCTCTATAACCATCCTACAAAGCTAATGTAACATAAAGTCAAGGGATTGTCAAGTACTTTCTGAGCTTTTTCTGAAGTTTTTTATATATTTCTGAGTATGTCTGAGAAAAGTGTCGATAGGTTGCAGACTTTAAACCATCTTCTCATATGTTTATTTTAAGCTTTACCGAAAGCTACCGCAAATACCCATGATATCCCATGTATACCCAAATTCTTCCGCTAACCTGTTCAGCGAATGATATCAATGTCATCATTCATATTCCATGTCTCTAATTCGGTCCTTAATCGACCATCTTTTGAAAGGTTTTCAAAGCGATTAGAGGCTTTCTTTCTCCACCAATCAACTACACTGTCAAAGTTATAGCGATCATAGTTATCTTTCTTACGTAATTCATTCGTTTCCATGTTAAGGTATTCTTTTACATTATCAAACCCGTAATCACTCATATAAGCACGTTTTTGTTCAGTTAGTCCCTTTGCGTCAGTATAGGTCTGTACGAACTTATCATAAGCATTATCATCTATACCCCGAAGAGATGCTTTGATTATGCTTATCATCTTTGTTTGTGTCTTTAGTTTACGACTTGAAGCATCTGGGTCAATAAGGGGTTCTCCATTCTTATTCTCAAACCAATCCTTTAAGCGATGGTAATTATCATCGTTAATCAGTGGTGCAAAGTCAGATACAGTTTCCCCCTTATGGCGTAGAAATGGTTTCATACCATCATACTGCGAAGATGACTTAGTAGACCCATATAGGCTTGTTGTTTCAAACATGCAAAATGGGCCACCATACTTTTTATTCAGTGTATTTCTGGTCAAATGAGAGCAGCATATGGCGGCGAGTAATTTACCACCAAGATAGTTAAATCCGAATGGTTGTGTAGGCACTATGATAAAACCCATGATGGTAGAGTCATTAAAGCGCTTCATAACCTTCGCATCCAGTGTATTCAGTGGTTTACCAAGAAACATATTGCGTGGTTTGGAGTTGATAGTAGGTGATCCAAGGCGAATAAAACCAGCGATTTTACCCGTGTTTTTCTCATATACTACCCATTTAATAGACTTGCCTGGCACCGAAACCTCTACGGCGTGCGAAGTTGTTATTTCCAGATAGTTCACAAATATCTCGTTGGATACCTCACGGCAGTCAAATTCCATGTCATTTGGATGTATAGAGAAGTCATCAAACATATCATCCTGCGGCCCCATACCAGGCAATGATGTGGGATAGTTCGACATTCTCTCCAGCTTTACCTTACGAAGATAGTCATCAATTCTTCCAAAACTAGCAAAATAGTCCACAAATACATTGGCAGCGTATAGTGCGTCTTCTTTGTCAAGCAGCATTTAAGAACCTCGACAAATTGCCTTGTTTATTATCAACCACTGTTGACCGAAATCCATTAATCTGATAACCCCTCTCCCAATCAGTAAAATATGATGGAACTTGAAGTTCTGGTTTTTCCATAATATAATTGGGTTTGCCACCCTTATATAGATTTAACCCTAGATGTTTATATCTATCTCTTGTGAGAATATTTGTTTTTTTAGTTAGAAATTTAAGTTCCTCGTTTTGAGATTTCATGACCAAATGTGTCTTTCGGCACATCAAAAAACAATCTAAAAAGTAGTCATAATCATCTAATACTATATTCGCTTGATCCATTATGAATTTTGTAACAGATTGTGGCGCCATATAGTGATCATCTGTCATGGGTTGCAACTTCCAATCATTTTTAAGTACTGTAGAGAATCCACTCCTATCAGCACCACTTGAAAATACTGAATCATAAAATAACCTAGATATAGACCGTTCAGCATCAGTCACCAACATCTTATTCCACCGATATTGATTTGCCTTCAAGGCATTAAATGCGGTTAATGCATATTCATTTGGGTCTTTACGTTTTCTACTCATTCTCATACTTTCCAATCTTCTCCGAAGTTTGTTCTATCAAACACGGGTTCTGTGAACTCTTTCTGTGCGGCATCTACAAGGTCTTCCTGTTCCTTATCGTCTATATCATACAGTTTCATCTTGGCTCGATCAATACCCACCACAAAGCGTCTATTAGCAGTAGGGTCATTATAGCGGTTTTTGAGTTGTTTTACTGCGATTTGGTTCAATTCTTCTAGTTCTTCATTAGATATGAGTGCAAACATGAAATCGGCCGTCGCAGGCAGGCCAAAGCTTTCACTTGTATCTTCAAGACCAATATCCGAAGATACGAAACCTGATCGAGTGGTCTGTGTTGCTGACATAATCGGTACACTTGTCTCAACCGCCAGTCCTCTAAGTTCCTCGGCAATCGCCTTAATATACATGTAACTGTTGACATTTTGTGCTCCTTTAAACCTTGACGATGCACAGATATTGAGATAATCTATGAAAATGATGTCTGGACGAAAGGATTTCTTGATTGCAAGTTCCTTTATCAACCCTCGAAAGTGACTACTATGTGCAGAGGCAGTCGGATATTCCTTGACAATGAGTTTGCCACTGGTAGACTTGATGATATTAGCAATCTTGTTCTCATACATCTGCTTGGGTAAATCATGCAAATCTTCCATAGAAATGTTCATGAGATTGGCATCAATACGCTCTGCGATGCGTTCTTCGGCCATTTCTAGTGTGATATACAGGACATTTTTACCCTGCGACAGACAGTTTGCAGCCACATGGCACATGAACAAACTCTTACCGACACCCGTGCCAGCCAGTGCGATATTCAGTGTTTTGGGTGGTAATCCACCCTTGGTGATGCGATTGAAGAAGTCCAGATCAAACGGAATCTTCTCCTCTACCTTGTGATAATAGTCATATCGGGACTCTGCATCCAGCAGATAATCATGGCCCACACGATTATCAAAACCCACAGCAAGGGCATCGGTGAGGATGCTTGGAATAGCATCTGGACCTCGTTTTTTATCTTTTCCATCAATGATAGATATACCTTCAACAATAGCATTATATACCGCCTTATCCTTACAAAATTGTTCTGTTGTGTTCACCAGCCAGTCGAAATCCACATCAGAGAATTCCATACTCTGAATGATTTCTATTACCTTCTTGAAGTCCTCACCGTTTAAATCCTTACGAGCTGATACCTCTATTTCAAGGGATGTCTGTGTGGGTATAGTGTTATACTTGTCCACAAACTTAGCGATCTCTTCAAATACAGTGCGTTCTGTGCGATCTGCAAAATAATCACTCTTCATAAAGGGCAGCACCTTGCGAGCATATTGTTCATTGCTCACAAGCTGCGTCAGTGTGGTGCGTTCAATTGTCTGGGACATATTCAAGTTTTTGTTCCTTTAACTGGTCATCCATTACATCTACGAGGATATCACCAAGCAGATTGCGAAAATCATCATGTATTTCATCGTTAGATATACCATAATTATCAATTATACTATAGTCAAACGAAAGTGTCAAGTTCCCTTCCGCATCTTCTTGCTCATTAAGGGATACTCTACCGTACTGGTATATGATACCACTATATCGTCCGCCTGTAATCACGATGGAAGCCCATTCTTCTCCCTTGCGTGACACAAAATTGTACATGTTCTTGATGTCAGTCATAAGCGCTCCTGTATATTGAGGGTATATTCCAAGGACAACTGATATACACCGTTGATATGGAGAAATCAGTTGCTCCCATGTCTCTATACTGTTTCACATGATTCGCAGAGTATATACCGCCACCGGCAATAAGCGACTTAAAAGATAGCTTGGACAGCCTCTCAATAGCACTCATGTTTTCGTCCCTCAGCTGCGATCCTGATATACCTCCTCGATATGTTGGTATAGTATTTGAACAGTGAATATTTTG